TTTATTGATGATATAAAATCTTGGGGCGGTGAAGATGACCCGCGGCCAGATTATGGAACAGTTTTCACTTCAATTGTGTGGAAGTCTGGACTAACTAATAGTACAATCACCAATATTCGTTCGAACATTGTTGATCTAGCTGATAAATTTTCTATCGCTTCTTTTAATTTAAAATATCAAGATCCAATAGAAACAGGGGTTTCTGTACAAACATTTTTTCAGTTTAATCCTGCTTTAACAGGGTTTACTGAATCAACAATTCGTTCGAATGTCGAACAAAGTATATCTCAGTATTTTACAGAGAACACAGGAAAGTTTGATCAAGTATTTCGACTTTCTAACATGTTGACCAGAGTTGATGCCACCGATGAATCTGTGCTTTCTTCTCGCGCCGACATTATATTGAGCACCAAATTGTTTCCTGTTTTAAATATATCCACAAATTATGCCGGACAATTTCCTGCTGCATTACGCGCACCACAAGAATCTACTGAAAAAAGTGTTTATAGTTCTATATTCATTTATAAGAATACTTCTTGTTTTATTAGAAATAAATTGGACGGTAGGGTCAAAATTTCTCAGGAAGGTGTTACTCCGATTGTTTATTCTGCTGGTCCGACCACGACTTTAGAATTGGTAGCAACTTCTGGTAAGGTGCTGTCGGACAATATAGGATATTATGTTCCGGCTACTGGGGAGTTTATAATAACCGGATTAGAAGTCCAAAGTATTGTTGGTAATAAGAATTTTATAAAATTGTTTGCATATCCTGCTAATCAAAGCGTTGTTAATGCAGAATTGAACAATATCATTAAGTATGATCCAGACGAGTCCTTCACCAAATCGGTAATTGTGAGCACTAACTAATGAGTTTAGATAAAACTCTCACAGATACTTATCGTCGAGACTTAAATTTCGACAAATATTCTGTATACGAAGCACTTCCTGGATATTTTGACGATAGGTATCAAAACTTAATCACTTTCCTCTTAGAATACTACAAGAGTTTAGAGGAAGATGATAACCCTGTCGAAAAAATTAATGATCTTCTTGTTTCTAGGGATGTAACAGAAACAAAGACTGAACTGTTGTCTTTTATCGCAAAGGAACTTTTGCTAGGCAAATCATATTTTGAATCTTTCCAAGACAAACGTTCTGCTCTACAGTTTTCTAATTTATTGTATCGTTCTAAAGGCACAGCATTTTCTATTCAACAATTTTTTAGAACTTTCTATGGATTGGATATAGATGTAGATTATGGGAAGGATAGAGTATTTTATATAGGAGATAATCCAATTGATGAGTTGGTGTATCTATCTTCTGGTCAAAGTTCGGGAAAGATATTCCCCTACACCTATAATGATGGAACTATAAACGTATATGTTCAAAATGATGCCGGAGAATACATAGCACTTAGACAAGATTTAGAATATACGATTAATTTTACTCAAAGATCTATTGAATTAAAACCTTTAGAAGATATTAATGATGCTTTAAACTCATCAGATAATTCTTTGTCTTATTTGGCAGAGACTGGATATGTATTGGCAGGTAGAAGTTTAAAAATTATCACTACTAGGCAAGGAAACACGACAATAGGTTCCGACCTTACCGATAAAAGATTAACAGACGATAAATTTTTCCAACTATATTCTATATTAATTTCCACTCCAGTCAGCGTAAATGTTTGGAAAGATGCTTATAAAACCTTTGTACATCCAGCTGGAATTTATCTACAAGGGCAAGTGGCAATTACTTCGGTTGTTAGTTTGAAGTTTGGTCCGCAAGAAAGTATTATTTTGCCTCCTCCACCAATTGATATAGTAGAGCAAGCAAATATTCTGAAGCTTGGTGGAACTGGATTATATTCCACAGACATAACAGAACTTGCAGTAGATTCTGATGGTGCAGAAATTAGAACTCGCGTTAATGATTTGAACCATCCATTTAATGTTGATAATTGGCATACGCAATATCCTAACTTGGCAAGAGCAGATGATATAAATTCTCGCACCCTAGACGACACCTTTGCTGATATGTCAAATACTATCAACACCTTGGATGAAAACGTTTATTAGAACTGTATAAATAAATGAAACTCTATGGAATTTGAAGATGGCAACTAGAGAAATTTTACAAAACGGCACTACTGCTAATGATGGTACTGGGGATACCCTTAGAGACGCATCAGACAAAATTAACACAAATTTTAGAAATCTGTTTGCAATTTTGGGAGATTCAGCAGCTGCTACCACTGCACTTACTATTTCCCCGTCAGGAGATATAGTTTTTGATGGTGGCACGTTTGATACTACATTAACAGCTACTACAGCAACTGGTGGAAATAAAACGATAACACTTCCTAATTCTACTGGCACGGTAGTTCTGCAAAATACTACAGATACCTTAACAAATAAAACTCTGGTAAACGTAATTGCAGATAATATTCATGATAGTAATGATGCCCCTATTATAACGTTTAATGGATATACTGGTTCTGTTAACAGACTAGAAGTAACAAACGGTGATTCTAGTACAGGTATTTCTTTATCAGTTGTAGGGGATTCTGGCGATGTTGATATTAAAATTTGTCCATTAAACAGCGGAAAGATAATTATCGGCGATTCTAGAGTAGTTCAAAATGTACAAACCTTGACCACAACAGGTTCTGTTGCAAGCATAGACAGAGCAACCACATTATTAAATAAAGGTTCTGCGCCATTTGCTGTTACTCTCCCAGACGGAATTAATGTTGGGGATCAGAAGAAATTTGTAAATATTAACACTCAAACTGCTACAATAACCCCAACAAATTTTGCTGGGTTTACTTCATTCACTATTGCACAAAATTCTGCTTGTATGTTGATTTGGTCTGGTAGCAACTGGCACCTACTTCAAGATACTGGCGTAACGACATCATAAGGTAAGGAATAATGGCTGCTACTGTAACCGATATTTTAAAAAGAGATATCTTACAAAATATATTTGACGGGTACGAAAACGTCAATGTTTCCCTCGGGGATTCTGATCGTTATTATATGGCCCTCGGGAGAGTCGAAGAATGGGATTCTGATGCTGTCCCGCCAGTTCCAAATCCTTCTAATGAAGAAGTACTGAGATTTCAAGAAACTATCCAATCAATGAAATTGATTAGTGATGTTTCCTTTGTTGTCCCGAGATATAATTGGACAGCAGGTAATGTTTATGAGGCATACGATAATGTATTCAATTCTAATTTGGTGATATCTCCGTCAGGAGATATTCAAAATTCTTATTATGTTATAACGGATACAAATAACGTTTACATATGTCTACAACAAGGCAAAACTTCTAGTGGTGTAGTAAGAAACTCTTTGTTTAAACCAACAAACACTACAGGCGAACCATTCACCTCTGGTGATGATGGTTATGTTTGGAAATTCCTTTTCAATGTTGGCGCTCAAAGGGCGAGAAGGTTTTTAACTTCTTCTTATATTCCAATAGAAAAGATATTAGATTCTTCAGAAGGCGGTTCATCTTATGACGACCTTTCTGCTTCTAGGCAACAACAATTCGATATACAACAATCTTCTGTTCCTGGGCAAATTATCGGAATAGCGGTAGATTCTGGGGGTACTGGTTATACTTCTCCACCGACAATTAGTATTCAACCCATTGGATTGAATGCTGATAATGATTCTGTAACTACAGCACAAGCATATGCTAACATAGACAATAATGGAAGAGTATACGAAGTTGTTATGAAACAAGATTCAACTTCTCCTAACTTTTCTTTCGGTGGTTATTATTACAATGCATCTATAACTTTATCAGGCGGTGGTGGTTCTGGTGCAAAATTAAGACCAATAATTGCGGGCAAAGAAGGTCTTGGCGCAAACCCTATAGAAGATTTAAAATCTTCTGCTCTTATGTTTAACGCGCAAATAACTGGCGCGGAGGGCGGTGATTTTCAGGTTACTAATGACTTCCGTCAAATTGGAATTGTACGAAATCCATTGAAGGATTCTGCTCAATATCCTGGTTTTGTTGGAGATTCTGCTCTTACATCTACAACTGCATATGCGTATAAAAGACTTTTCGTTAATGCCGGATTGGTTGCCGCCAATATCACCGGAGATAATATTGTCACTGGCGGCACAACAGGTGCAGCTGCAATCGTAGATTACTATGATGCTGTTAATCAAATATTGTACATTCACCAAACAATAGATACTGGGTTTACTAGATTTGATGACAGTGCAGAAACAGTAACTGTTTCGCAAGCAGGTGGTAGTGCTACCATTGCTACTGTGCCAGGAAAGCCGGTGGTTAGACCCGCAGAAGTCTATAACTTCTCCGGGGAAGTTGTATACATAGACAATAGAAGTCCTATTTCCCGAGACGACGAACAAACTGAAGACATTAAAATCGTAATCGATTTGTAAAGGAATAATAAAATGCCAACTCAGTTCAGCGGAACTACATTTTCTACAGTTTATAGAGACGACTATAAAGATAGCGATGGATATCATCGAATCTTATTTAATAGTGGTCGTGCTCTGCAAGCAAGAGAACTTACGCAACTACAAACTATTTTACAAAATCAGATTACAAGATTCGCCAGAAATGTATTCCTTGATGGTGCATCTGTTAATCCTAAATCTGGCGGTTCAGGTCCAGAAGAAACTCAGTACGTTATTGTAGAAGAATTATTCGATACCCCCGATTCATACATTGGGCAAATCTTTCAATCACAATCAGATGTTTCAGGAAGGGGAACTAACGGTATACAGTTTCAGATAACTAAAGTTCTGCCAGCAGCTGATGGGGATTTCCCTACCCTGTATGGTCGTTATATTTCAGCGAACCAATCTGGAGTTTCAAACGATGTCCAGACCACTGCTCCAATATTTGAAGAGGCAGACATTCTTAGTGACGTAACAGGTTCCCTTTCTGCATTAACAGTAAGGACTCAACCGCCTGAATCTCAAACATCTTCTGTCGGTAAAGCATTATTGTTCAACAGTCAAAGTTCTGAGTTTTTTGTTCAGGGATTCTTTGTATTTTCCCCTGCCCAAAGCATTGTTGTAGGGAAATATTCTCCCACTGTAGATGCTGATGTTGGATTCGAAGTTTCTCAAGACATTGTTACTGCCTTAGATGATGATGCGTTGTATGACAACCAAGGGGCGAGACCAAATATTTCTTCTCCGGGCGCGGACAGATATAGAATCCTTTTGACCCTGACGACTAGAGATGCAGTCGCGGACGCATTAGATTTCGTACCCTTTGCCACCCTACGTGGCGGCAATCTAATTCAGGTCAAAGAAGGGACGGATTCATTCAATCAAATTGAAAAGAGGATGGCAATTCGGCAAAACGATACGACCGGAAACTTCTTAGCCAATCCATTTAACATTCAAATAATGAATGGTGATTCTTCAGATCAATTAAAACTCAAGGTAGACGGAATTACTAATGGTGTGGTTCCAACTGCCTTTGTTGACGGTTATCGTTTAGAAAATAGAATTCCTAAAACATTTAATGTAAAGAAACCGATTTCTTTTACTGCTGATTCTAATACGGGCACTCAATTTAGTTACGGTGGTTATGTTAATGTGCCTTATGATTCTGCGACTTCTTATTTGGGGACCTTCGGTACAACTAGCGATCTAAACCTAGATTTGCAACCAAAATTTGTATTGAGTAACAATTCTCAAACTGCAATTGGTACTGCCAGAATTAAACACATTGAAGATACTGAAGACGTTAATGAAGGTTATCGTTTTTATCTTTATGATATTCGTATGAAAGCAGGACAGAACTTTAGAAATGTTGATTTTATTCGTAGATACGATCAAACATCAGCAGACCAAGCAGTATTCAAATTAGAAGAAGGGAATCTTTTCCAACAAGAGGCAGACTTTAATCATCTTTTATTCGCGATTCCGGGTCCAAGACTTAAATCTTTGTTGGGCCCGGTAATCTATACCGTTCAAAGGCAGTTTACGTCAACAGTAGATGGTGGTGGTAATTTAAACTTAACCTTAAACGCGAACGAACAAGTTAATGACGAATCTCGTTGGATCTTTATTAATGCTTCGACGGATTCAGTAGAAAGCGTTCCACCTTCTTCTTTTGGTGGAACAGCACCTGCTGTTACTATTGCTGTAAGCGGAACTCCTAGCACAGACGTATATCATGTTCTTGGTTATGTACAAAAAAATGCTGCACAATCTGGCGTTAAAACTTATACCGAATCTTGGGTCACTTCATCTTTAACAACAGATTCTTCTGGAACATTTTTCTCTACAAACCTCTATGACGGTATCCAACTCTTGGACGCGGTTGCCATAGACTCTGCCGGAGATTCGGCACAAAATGTATTCAACGTCTTGAGTTTTGATGGAGGTCAAAGAGATAACTATTACGGGAAAATTAGATTAAATAATAATGGTGTACCTTCTGGTGTCTCTTCTATTAAAGCAAAGGTTGCTTATTTTGATTGGACCAGCACAGGTGATTTCTTCTCTGTAAATTCTTACCAAGACGATTCAGATTTTAGTTATTCTGATATCCCGCTTCACACAACAAACGCTGGATATCAATTCCCTCTCTACAACGTGTTGGATTTCCGTCATAGATTAGATCCAGCAGCAGATAACATGTCGGTTTCTGATACTAGAGAAATCCCAAGAAATGCGGATAATATCACATATAGTCTACAATACTACAACTCTAGGGTTGATCATGTAACTGTTGGATATGACCCCAAAACGTTTGAAACTCAAATAAAAGTTAATTCCGGCGGGGAATCAATATTCCCTCAGCAACCAGAATTAAAACAAAATGAGATGTTGTTGTACACCGTGTATTACGGGGGCAACACTATTTCCCCTGAAGATGTCTTTATTCAAAGGCATGTTCAGAAAAGATATCTCATGAGCGATATAAACCGTTTGGAAGAAAGAATTAATTTTTTGGAAGAAGCTGTTTCACTTTCTTTCTTGGAAAATGATGCAAAATCTTTGATAGAATTAACATCAGACGGTTCTGTTAGATCTAAGACAGGGTTTTTTGTAAACGACTTTACTGCTGGTATTGGACTTTCTGCGGGCACCCAAAGTTCTGTTTATATAGAAGATCCAAACTTAATAACTTCTTCTATAGATCCAGCAAAGGGTTTATTGTACCCAAGAAAAGATGAGAGAAATATTTCTCTTTTATTTGATTCAGATAACCAATTCGGTTCTAGGACTGGCGGTGGTAATTCTAACATCGTGCATAAAGGAGACAACCTATATCTCGATTATCAATCTGTGTTAGACCCGACAATGAAACAAGAACTTATTTCTTGGCGGTCAGACGGAGATTATGAAGAACATGGTTATTATAATGTCAACCCATATAACGTGTTCACTGGTGAGGGGTTTCTTGAATTAAGACCTCAAACTGATCACTGGGTCGACATCCGAAGATTACCAGATAATGTAATTAACGGTGGAACCAATATTGTTAGAACCATGGGCAGAGCCCCTTGGGGTAACACTAATTGGTGGCAGTGGGGTTGGCAAGGAACAACCCTTCCGCGTGGAATGAATCCAGAAAATTTGAGCGAAGGTCAAATTGTAAGCAGTACTGTAGTTACAACTGGCGGTGGCACGGAAAAATTCTCGCCACCTGTGACCACTAGTGACGTTAGAGATGTTGTTACTAATATTTCTACTGTGCAACAAAATTTGGGCGATAAAACTATCAGTGCCTTTGCTATTCCTTTTATGCGTCAAAGAAAGGTGTTCATGAAGGCACAAGGACTTCGCCCGAACACGAGATATTGGCCTTTCTTCGACAACATTTCAGTCTCCAAATGGTGCGTGGCATTAACTTCTTCTGATTATTCTGACGCTATTCGTACTAGACAGCATTTGCGGGAATGGGGTGATGTGAATGTTAACTATAAAAAGCATCCAGATGCAATTGGGGCAACTCCTGACGTATTGATTAGTGATGACGATGGAACCATGTATCTTTCTTTTTGGTTGCCGAACAATGCGCCAATCCCAAAAAATAGTACTGAAAATTCTTCTCTTGCTAATTGGGAAGCATGGGTTAAAGATCAAAAGAAACAAGCAAATAGGTATGGTTCAGTTACAGACCCTCTTGTTTACGATGCTATTGGTTGGAAATTTAGAAGCGGTAGTAAGGAATTTGCATTATATGACGTTTCCAGTGGGAAAGAAGAAGATTCTATTTCTTTAGCAAGAGCAATATATTCTTCGCAAGGAACTATGAATCTTGTGCAAGCGCAAATACTAACTACTAGAATTGCTACTATCGAAAGAACTGTCGATGAAAGGGTTAGAAGGCAAGATCCATTAGCGCAAACTTTTGCGATAGATCCACAAAATGGTGTTCCGGGAGCGTATATAACCAAAGTAGATATTTTCTTACGCCGAGCGCCAAATTCTGGTGGTGTAACAGGTGAGGCGAAAATACCTCTACAATTACAAATTCGTGGAGTTAAGAATGGCACTCCTTTGAGTGGAGCAATTTCTCCTCAACATAGAGTGTATAAGTCTGCAGACGATTGCGCTTCTGTAATAGATTCCATTGTGGATTTAGAGGATATCGATGACGTTCTAAGCAACCCAGTTACTTTTGAATTTGAAGAACCGATCTATATCCGTGCTGGAGAAGAATATGCTATTGTTCTTCTAGCAGAATGTGATAAGTATGAGGCATTTATTGCAGAAACTTACGAATTAATCCTAGGAAAAACTGATAAAAGGGTTAATAAGCAACCTGCGATTGGTTCTTTGTTTTTGTCTCAAAATGGTTCTACTTGGACCCCAAAGCAAAATCAAGATTTGGCATATAGAATATACACTGCTAAATTCAAGCAAGAAGGTGTCGCTAACTTCTACAATAACCCACTACCGAAATTCGTTCATAACCAACCGAATACCTTGAAGACCATTGGTGGTACTGGAAAGTATGTTGTTAGTCATCTAGGACATGGTCTTGGTGTAGGAGATAAAGTAGAACTTTCTGGGTTGAACCCTGTTTCTATAATCTCTGGTGTTGACGGAAACACAATAATGGACAGTGCTGCTAAATCCTTTGTTGTTGATTCAGCAGATGCACTTTCTTATGTGGTTAATGTCACGGGTGCGACCTTTGATAGTGATGTATTTTTTGGAACAGATTCTGTTACCACAAATACAGCATTCCCATTTGATCGGGCCAATATCACACTAGAGCAAGTTAATGTTCCTGGCAGTAACATCAATTTGAAAGGTTCTTTTGTTAGTGGATTTAGCCACGCTCAAATTAATCTGACTCAAACTTCTGACCCCAGATTTAATATTGATGACGCAACTAAACCGTTTAGTAGTGGAAGCACTATATTCTTCGAGAATCCGAAATATCTGGCGAACCCAGATCAGGAATTTTCGGAAATATCAACACAAGGAGATTCTTCTCCGTCCATTGTTATTCGTGCAGAATTTAGTTCGAATCAATCTTCCTCCTTCGGCGGGACAGATGCCATAGCAATATCTGCTAGTGGATATGTTTCTGATATTTCTCCGCACATAGATACGCAGAGATGTAGAGCAGTGTTGGTTAATTACTTAATTGATAATCAACCTTTAGATTCTAATAATAGTGCTGGTCGTATTAATACTAATAGACCAAACTCATATCAACCAGAAACTGCTGCTATAATTGGAAGTTCTATCTCTAAGCATTTGACGAAGGTTGTGAAACTTTCAAACGCTGCTAATGGAATTAAAGTTCTCTCGAATATCCACGTTCCACCAGCAGCGAGCATTGATTTGTATTATAGAACTATAGGCAATGTAGATCAAGATATCTACGCTGTAGATTGGACTTATATTGCTCCAGAACAATCTCCCCCGAAGGATAAGTATGTCGGAGCAGAAGAATCGTTGAGAACTTATGGGGAGTACACTTGGTTGATTGGTGGCACTGAAGGCACTCTGACAGACTTTGTCGGATTCCAATTAAAGGTTGTTATGAATACCACAAACACTTGCCAAATTCCTATAATAAATAACATTAGGGCAATTGCTCTTATATGATTGATGAAAGATATTTGCTTCCAGTAGAAGGTTCTAATAATTGGAAAAAAGACCCTTCTACTGGGGCATGTATAAATACAAACAAGAGTGAAATTGAAGGTGCAAGAAAACGAAGGTTATTGCGGATAAAGAAAATGCAAGAAGAAAAAGAAACCCGCAAAGAAATTGAAAGTTTAAAGTCTGAATTATCAGAAATAAAACAACTATTAAAACAATTAGTAGAGAAATAAGATGTCGTCAAACCCAGCATTTAAAAACTCAGGACCAGTATTCCAAACGACTGACACTTTTCAGCAATTGGTTTCTGATCTGAATACGCTAAGAAGTCAATATGATTCTGACTTATTGTTTGTAGATTCTTCTCTGGGCGATTTAAGTTCTCTAACAACTACTTCGAAAACGCTCGTCGGAGGTATTAACGAACTCGATAGTGATATTGGCGCGCAACCGTTTACTAATTTAACGACAGATGCTAAAACTTTAACTGGCGCTGTTAATGAGATAGATGCAGTATTTGATGCCAGCGCAGAATCGATTGTAACTTCTGGGAATTTGTTGGTAGACGCTAACGGGGATATTATCCTAGACGCCAATGGGGCAGACGTACTTCTAAGGGATAACGGAACTTCATACGGTGCTTTAACAAATAATTCCGGAAATTTAATAATAAAAACCGGGAACACTACTGCAATAACTTTTGCCGATCAAAACGCAACGTTTGCCGGAAATATAACAATGCCGTCAACTGGCCCCGGTTCTCCTGGAACTAGTGCTAAAACTGTTAGCGGTGCTATAGATGAAGTAGAAGCGAAAATACCTAACGTTTTTAATCGTTCCGGTACTCTTTTGAACCCATAATTGGATAATCTAGATTATGCCGTCTGAGTTTATTAAATCCCGACCAGTTACTTTGGTTGGATCTACCTTTGATATTCAAAGTATTGATTCTTCTCAAGAAAAATACTATGCATATCAAGCAGGGTTGTGGGTCACAGAACAATATGATTCTGCAGGCGCTAGATACAGTAAAAATTTATCTAAAGACCCGACCAACTCAGACGTTGTTGGTACTTTCACAAACACGTTTTATAATGAACCAATAGGAACCCACCCCGGAAGTTCTTTGAGTCTTGGGTCTGTCGCGACTACTCTTTATATTATGACAGACAGCGCAGAAGAAACTCAGTCTAACATCCCTATAGGCATTGATAGTTCTGGCGATATCTATGAAATGGATAGTGCTTCTTTCATAAGATTCGGGCAAAGATTAACGGAACATCTACACAGTAATGAATATCCGGGTTCTTTTAGATTAGGTTCTAGTGCACCAAACGCCGATTATTCTTTATGGGAATCTAATGTCTTCACTGATACTAAATCTGGTAAAGCAGATGTAGTCTATAACATTTATAGGAAAACGACCCAATCTTCTCTCGTTCCTTCTGCCCCGAGTAATTACATATTGACACTCGTTGATTCTTCTGGGGAATCTATAAAAGATATTCAAGAAACGACGTTAGTCCAAGCAAAATCAGTTTCTGGTAATTCTTTCTTGAGGGGTCAAGGTTCTTCTGGTGTAGGCGACTACTTGTTATTACCTTCTAGTCAAACACCCAACGGTATAGGCGAAACGGGAACTTGGGTCGTAAGGGGAACCGCGACCGATACAAGAAATGATACAACTCCTGTACAATATGCGAGTGCTCAATACACTAGTGCGCCATACAGTTCACAATACACTAGAGAATCAACCGGACAGTATACTGGGCAATCTTTTGTAGATGAACCAAACCCATTTTATTCTGGATTTGCTGCACTTTCTTTTGCTGGTTCTAGAGATTTAAATTTTTTAGGCACAAGAACCTTTACTAACTTTTATGCTGGGTCTAGAACGTTTACTGGCAATTATTTAGGTCAAAGAAGCTATACTAACACTTATGTTGGTACTAGAAACTTTACAAAGCAATATAGTGGGTTCATCACATATACTGGTCAATATCTTGGCTCTAGAAATTTTGCCGGACAATACGCTAATAACGCGCAATACACATCATCAGCTTACTTTATCGGAACAACCAATTATTTGGGTTACGGTGCTGCTAGTTATCTTGGAGTACGTTATTATGGCGGTTCCAGAAGTTTTGCTGCTAATTTCGCAGGAACTACGCAGTATACCGGAACAAGAACGACTAACTTCGCAGGAACCAGACCTACTCAATATGCCGGGACTGGCAATTTCGCCGGAACCCGGTATTTTGTAAGGTATGCTTTTCCTGAACCAATAGAATTTCTTGGAGCAAGGCAGTTTACT